CCCCGAGATCGGGGACGCCCACCACGCCGTCCGGCGAGTTACGCCGGCTCATGAGCCGGTTAACCATTAAGAGCCCGGCTTGGACGGCCATCCCCGGCACCGGGAGCGGCTCGGGCGGGTCGCTGTCGTCTACTTGGAAAGCTCGGGGGGCCCGTAGCTCCACCGCTTCCATCGTGGCGGCCACGGCTTCCCCGATGGCCACATCATCGGATGTGTCCGCGGGATCGATCCGGGCCCACGCTTTGTAATCGTCGGTGGTGAGCCACGGGCCACCCGGCCACATAGCTACTTAGCCGCCTTGGCGGATGCTCCACCGTTCCCGGTGTCAAGCGCGAAGCCGGCGGGGGGCGTGTAGGTGATCTTGCAAAACGCGAGCGGATCCACGGCTTTGGCCGCCCACATCCCGATCACGCCGATGTTGTAACCGGCCACGCCCACGTCCACGACAGACAATTGGACGGGCGCTCCGGGTGTCTCATAAAACTCCACCTCTTCGGAGTTGCCCACTAGGAACGTGTTTCCGGCGATGTAGGGATCCACCACCGGCCGGAGTCCCATCACCGTGGAGATGTTCCCGGTGACGTCGGCCGTCCCGTAGGCGTTGGCCGGGGCGAGGTTGGGGAAGAGCGGCCGGCCGTTCCCGTCCACGAGGGCGGCCAGCACTCCATAGCTTTGGAGCCCGAGCCACACCGTATCGGGGAACACGTTTTCGTGAGAGTTGGCGGCCACCATCACCGCGGCGGCCGAGATGGTGGCAGCTAAGCCGCCGGCGGTGGAGTCCCACGCCGTGGTTTGGGCAATGTCGGCGTTCACGGCCACGAAAGCGCCGGTGTTGGACTCACGGGCGTAGATCCGGACGAGATCCCGAAAGATCACATCCAACGCGCCGGGTGAGGATCGGTTGGCCAACTCCCACGAAACATCCACGCCCCCGGCGTAGCTCCCCACCGGGATCTCCAACAGGTCAAGCGTGAACGCTTGGGACGCCACCGGACCTTTCTCGGTGTGGGGCGCTACTTGGGTGTGTTGGGTGATCCTCGGGCGTTGGACTTTCATCCCCACCGGGGGGAGCGGTGGCCGCGTCATGGCGTCCACCGAGGGGCGCCGGGCCACCCACTCCCCCAAGATGTCCCCGGTGACTTGAGGGGGGACGAGTCCCGGTGTTTGGGCGGTGGTGACATCGGCGAGGGCCCGAGTGAACCGGGCGGACTCGGCCACGTCCCCATGCTTGGCGCGCATGTAGCCGAGGACATACTCCCCCGGCGTCCGGTACGGGAACGCCGGCCGCTCGGCTAGGGGCGCTCCCTCGCCGGCGGGAGCCCGCGAGATCCTCCCCATCATCTCGCCGGCTCGGGCGTCAAGCTCGGCGCGCTCCACGAGCAAGCCGAGCCGGGAGGTCTTGGCTTCGGCTTCGGCGCGAAGCTCATCCCAAGTGGCTTGCTCCACATCGTTGAGGGTGTCGCGGTTGTCCGCGACGGCTCCCCCCTCTATGGCGTTCATCCGGCCGTGAAGCTCATCTATGGACTGTCGCAACACGTCCACGAGGTTGATAGGCAAAGCGTGATCCTTTCGCGAGGTGATTAGGCGGGGGTATCAAATACCCTCCGTTTTCACTCGGAGTGGCTCACGCTCCCGGTGGTGGCCGCGCTATGGGCTCCGGCCGGCGGTCGGCTCCGTCGCGCGGAGCGTAGCACCATGAGATGACACGTTGATTTTTTCTACGCCGGCGTTAGCGCTCGTGGATCTCGGGCGGGTGGGACGGCTCGGAGATCCCCCGCCGGGCCCGGCGCCGGCTCGGCTCGTGGATGGCGTCCTCCCATAGCCGGCCGCACGCGAGGCAGACAGTCCGGCGCTTGGCGTCCATCCCGCCCGGCTCCCAGAGGTGGGGCTCGGTGGGGCGCTCGCTCACCGGGTGTGGATCCGGATCCGCTCCACCCGCCCGAAGCGGTCCACGAGCCCGGAGCGGACGGCGTGGAGCCGGGCTCGCTCGGCGCCGAGGGCGGCCATCGTGGGATGGCGAGCTTGGGCGGCCCGGACGCCGTGGACGCCGGCGTCCTCATACGCCGGGAAGTTACACACGCTCACCTCGTGTAACTTCACGGCCGAGCGCTCGTGAAGATCCCTCAAGCTCGGGGGCGTCCTCTGCGGCCCGGCGGTGATGTTGGTGGTGACGGGCTCAAAGCCGATGGACAGTCCCGAGATGGCGTCCTCGGCCACGAGCGCCAACACTTCATCGGCTTTGGGCGTGGCCGCGAGGTGGAACGCGGCGTGTAAGCCGTCCTCTTCCTCGCTGAGATCCACGGACGCCCCGATGGGGAGGGCCCGGCGCTCGTGGGACACGAGCAACGGGACAGGGTGGGAGCGGTCCCGGATGGTCTTGGCGAAGCTCCCCTTTCGGAAAACCTCGGTGTAGTCGTCCCACCAATCGGACACGTCTAGCTCCACGTCATACGGCACGGCGAGCCCGAAGATGGTCCGGCCGTCCCCCTCGGGCCCATCGTCGGCGTGGCGGACTTGGAGCCGGTTGGCGTAGACGTGGGTGACAGTCCGGGCCACGGGGGCGAGGGCGGGCGTGGTGGTCATGAGGGGCGCTCCAAGAGGGTGAGGTGGGCGGATAGCTCGGGCTCGGGCGCCGGGCCCGGTGGGGCGGGAGCGCCGGGGATGGCCGGGGCGGGAACGGTGTCCGGCTTGAGATCCTCACCCTCGGGGACTTCACGGGGGAAGCCGGCCAACTCGCGAGCTTCACCGAGGGTGATTAGCTCCGCGCCGTAGAGGGTGGTGGCGGCCGTGGCTCGGGTCATGGTGTCCGCCCGGAGTAGGGCGTGGGTGAAGAATTCCGCGCTGTTGCCGCGGGGGAGACATTGGGCGGTGAGTTGCAACTCCAGCGGGCGTAAGAGCCTCATCATCGTGGTGGTGATGAAGCGGCCGAATTCACCCTCGGCGGTGGTGTAGGTGTGGCGTTGGGTTTCGATCCCTAACAAAAACGGGGGGACGCCGAGGATCATCGCCACCATCGTGGCGTCCCACTGTCGGGCTTGGACTAGTTGGGCTTTGTCGGCGTCGGTGGCCAACGGTTGAAAGCTCGTGGAGCCGGGAACCACCACCGGGATCCGTGTCCCCGAGGTGGCGTCCATCCACTTTCGCTTTAGCTCGTTGGCTTGGTCTTGGGTGAGGTTGGGGCGGGTGTCGGTGATCACACCGGACGGGACGGCCGAGGATTGGAAATACTGGCCGGCGTACGCGTCCGCGGCGAGGGCGGCGCCGATAGCTCCCGTCATGGTGGGTAACACGCCGCGGCCGGCTAACTCCCCCGAGCGCTTGTCCACCGCGACGTGGAACATGAGCGAGTCCGGGATCGGATCCTCAAATCCCTCCACTTGGTAGATCGGGAGCCACGTGGTGGGATCGCGGGCCACGGACACGGTGGTGACATCCAACGGGACGAGCATGGTGGGCCACCCGGTGGAGTCAAGCGGCCCGATCAACGCGGCGTAGTTGCCATAGAGCAACACGTCCGAGATGTACTCGTCCACGAAATCGGCCGGCGTCCGGTTGGCGCCGGGCGTGGGATTGGTGATCACCGTGGCCGGCGGCTCCACGTACTCGTCCCCCCGCTTTTGGCGTAGCGGTAGCTGCATCGCCACGCCGGAGATGAGCCTCATCCCGGCGGTGAGCGCCGGCACACCGCGGGCCATCCACTCGGACACGTAGGGCGCCCAAAAGCCGGGGAGCGATCCCCACCCGCCGGCCGCGTCAAACATATTTTGCTCCCATTGGCGCCGGAGGATCTCTTGGACACCCTCAATATCGCCGGTGATCCCCGGCATCCCGCCCAATCCCCCGCCCGCTAGGGAGCCGCCTACGGGCGCCGGTTGCTTGCTCCACGGCCACCTCACGGCTCTAGAGCCTAATTCCGAGGTGGCGCTCCCTCTAGGATCCGTTCTAAGCCGCTCAAACGGCCGGGATGGGTTAGGGGTGCGGGCGAATCCGAGCGTGGCGGGAGCCGGGCCCACCGGGCGGCTCGTGGGCGTCTAGTCCGGCTCCCGATCCCCGAATTCGGCGCGGAATACGCCGGGCCCGCCCCACACGAGGATCCCGGTGGCGCCGGCGCGGTTGAGCCAATCCGTCCCCTCGGTGGCAGACACGCCGAGGGCGGCCGCTTGGGCGGCCACGATCACGGTGGAGTCTTGCTCTATGGCGGCCAACACCGGCCCGAGCGCCACGCCGACGCCGGGCCCGTAGCCGGGGGCGGCTTGAGCCGATCGGGGGCCGGACACCCGCCGGGCTCCACCGGGCCCGGAGGTGAGGGTGAGCCACACGGCCACGGCCACCGGCTCGGCGCCGGCGTTGGTGAGGTGAACGGACGCGGACGCGAGCCACGTCCCGGCCGGGATGTCCACGGTGAGGATGTTGGTGGGCGTGGTGTGGATCGGGATCTCCCACGGATTGGGCGGCCCAAGCTCGGCCGAGTAGGCGGATAGCTCGGGGAGGATCCCATCGGCGCCGGGCGGACCTTGCTCACCGGGCGGGCCCGGCTCACCGGGCGGCCCTTGCTCACCGGGTGGGCCCGGTGGTCCGGGTGGGCCCGGCGGCCCGGTGGTGGAGCGGCGTAGGGGAGCCGGATAGGCGGCCGAGTAGCCGAGCGCCACTCCCCCGCCGGCCAGTCCACGAGCCACGCCGGTGAGCGTAGATCCGTCCCCCCTTAGCTCGAGCGGATCACACCGGCGTAGTTTCGGGCCCGTAGTTACGGCGTTGGGATTTGAGCTCCAACTAGAACGCCGTCCACGTGGCCACCTCGGCGCCGGCCGGGTGGGTGAGGGCCCACGTGGCGGCCGTGCACGCGATCACCGGAGCGATGGAGATCACCGAGCCGCGCCGGTGCCACGCCCATCCGCCATCGCCGGCGTCCCGGCCGGGCGCCACCTCGGCCGCGGCCGCGAGGGCAGGATGGACGCCGACGCGGAGCCGGCGCTCGGTGATCCCGGCCAACCACCCGGAGCAAGCGGCCGGCCAATCCCGTCCCCGGATGGCGAGCATGGGGAGCCCGGCGGTGGCCAACTCGTCCGCGATGTCAAGCGCCGGCGTGTCCGCCGGGTAGCCGATGGCCACCGGGTGGCGCCGGGCGGCTAGCTCGGAGATCCGCTCGGCCATCCATCCGGTTCCCGGCCGGGCGTCCACCACCTCGCAGCGCAAACCTTGGAGATCCCGCCACGCCACCGCCACACACCCTTGGCTCCGGTCCCGGCTCGTGTCCATCCCGAGCGCCACGCGGGCTTGAGCCGGCGCCGATCGGGTGGCCGGCACGGTGGCGGCCGCCCACGCCCCCGGCGGGATCTTCGGCGCCGCGGACTGTCCCATCCCCTCCGGCCACATATTCCCGTAGGCGCGGCGGAAGCCGGCCGGGCCCAACTCGTCTAGAGCCGCTTTCATTTGGGCCACGCCGATGGTGATCCCATAGGCCGGATGGAAGCGCTCCCACGAGGACGGGTGACACGGGTCAAGATCCTCGGGACACGCCCACTCAAAGTAAGCGATCCCCTCCCGGCGGCCGCCCACCACCGCGGCCCGGCCGCGCTGCACGATCTCCCACAACCAAAGCGAGCGCTCATCGCCGGCGGTGGAAAGCTTCCAAACTTGGGCGCCGGGGCGGGTGGCTTGGGTGGGGACGATGGCTTGGTCTATCTGTCGGCCGCGCTCAAGCTCGTGGGCCCAGCACTCATCCACGATCACGAGGTCCGATTGTTTGGAGTGGAGGGCGGCCGGGAGGGGGGCGAAGATCCGGAACATGGAGCCGTGTGGGTAAGAGATCCCCTCCGAGCCTTGGGCCCGGCGAAGCTTGGCGTAGGGCTTGAGCGGCGAATCTTGGAGGTCCGGGGCGTGTTCGTTGAGCAACCAATCCCGGGCGATCTCCCGAGTTTGCGCGGTGTACCACACCCGTTGGCGGGGACGGTAGAGCGCTCGGTGTTCGGCGTTGGCGCCGGTGAGGGTGGTCTTTCCGGACTGTCTCGGGACGGTGATCACCACCGAGCCGTAGACGAATAGTCCGTCCGCGTCCACCTCGTTGGCCACGTCCGCCACCTCGTGTTGCCACGGCATAAGCGGGCGGCCCATCGCGGCCGCCATCCGGGCCACCTTGGGCCCGTAGCTAGCGCGGCTCGGCGTCCGGGGAGTGGCGAAGCTCGGGGGCGGACATTCCGGCGACGAAAGCGGCGAACGGGTCAAGCGCTTCCCTCATCGTCCCGGTGAGTCCACACGCTTGGCGAAGCTCCAAGTAGGCGCGGACAGACTTGGCGCCGGCGTCCACGTCCCCCGAGCGCTCGGCCACGTCCACGAAAGCGGCCGCGGCCCGCAGTAGAGCCCGAGCGCCGGCGGGGATGGTGGACTCGGAGCGGATCTCGGTGTCTAGCGCTCGCTCCACCCGGCCGAGCCGCCGGCGAGGGGCGCCGGTAGGGCCCGGATCGAAGAGGTGGGGGGCGTTCGGGCCCGGATCGGAGGATTTGCCACGCCGGCGTGGCATAGCTAGCTAGCTCCGGGCTCATTGGGGCCCGATCCGGTTCCCGAGGGGGGGAATACCTTGAC